CAGGATTGGTTACCGGGTCAAGTATAGCAGAATTGGGCGCAGTTGTCATTCGTCTGCACCCTCATCTTCAAATTTTTGCTGGGCGTTCTTGGCAACAATACGCTCCAGCTTCTTCAAAAAGGACTCCTTGCCCTCATAGCTGCCGGTCACGGTGTAGGTGGTATGTCCGACTTTCTCCGTGGTGGTCAGTTCAGGAATCCAGAACGCGGACAGGTTCTTGACATGGAGATTACCGTTCTCATCCACATAGGAGCCGTGCTTCTTCTGATCTTCGGTCAAGGACTGCCGCTTGAAATAGATTTCATTTTCGGAGATGCTCACGGTCTCACTGGTCTGCTCCTTCGGGGTATCGTCATACAGCTGAGCGAAAAATGCCAGTGCATCTTCGGGTGGGTCTTCCTCCATGAGCTGCTCGAAAACTCGCTGTTCCTCTGCCGAGAGGTTGTTCCATGCGGCTTCCAACTCCTGCTCGCTGGCTGCGTTGACAAAGGCTTCGATTTCTTTTTTCATGGTGCATCCTCCTTTGGCTGCGAAAAGCGGATTTTCAAAAAGTGCGGGTTTTCGTGAGAGCAAGAATCGTCCCGTGGCCACAAATTTTCAATTCTTGAAAATTCTTGCCCCCTTGGGACAGCTTCTTGTTGGGGCGTGCCTGCCCCAAACCCTGCTGGGTGATTTCATTCTTGGTGGTTGCTATATTGCTTATATGCCTTTTCAAATCCTGATTTGTTATATATGATAAATTTATAACATTCTCCGTCTTTCATGGAAATTGCTGCAACAGGAACGACCATCTGACTCCATGAAAGCTCCCTTATCTCGTTCATGGGCAATACAAGGTTGCGATACAGTGGACTGACTGTGAGCTTTTGAGTTGAATATGTAATGCTCTGTTCATCAATGTACAAACCACCGCCAATGATTCCATTACGGCATAAGCTACACACAAAAGTTTTTCCCATAATATTACCGCCTCCTATTAGTTGATGGTTGGTTAAGTTGAGTATATCATATTGATTTCCAGAAGAACACCCCTATATAGGAGATTTTAGCCGTTTTACTGCGTACGTGCGTACGAGAGATTGGTACGCACGTACGCAGCGATTTGCCCGAAGCGCACCCTATACAGCCGTTTCCCCCTCGGAGAGCCCACTACACTTTGCAGACCGCAGGGATGAAAGTGTCATAGTGGGTTATTACACTTCCGCAGAAGCGCCTTTTCCTCGCCGCAAACAGCCGGGGTGCACTTTTGTGGAGCTCTTCTGTGCGGCGAATCCACATCGCCCACAGGCGATGTGAGCAGGGATTCCAAAGAGGGCGCAGCACCCTTGGCACACGACTTTGGTACAAAGTCTAGTGTGTTACACCTTGATAGAGGTGTACAGAATCCCGATATGCAAAAAGCCCCATGCCCAACACCTTAACGGTGCGGACATGGGACTTGATGCTTCCTCGGCCTAGCCGGGTACTCGTAACCAATCCTGACAGGCAGTTGCCATGTCATTTCTCGAAAACTGTTTTACGAACACCCAGCTAAAGCCAGCTCCCCATTTTCGTAGTAGGGATAGAGCCAGGACTTGCCGCCGATCCATGCGCCCTCACCAACATTGTGCATGGTACGCAGGAAACGGGCCCCGAACACGGAGCCCAGGGCCTTGGCATACTCCTTGTTTTCGGTGTCAAAGGACAGCGGACGGCCAAAGGAGTAGTTGGTCTTTTGGTCCACCATCTTGGAATAGAGGTTGTTGACCAGCCGGTTGTTGGGCAAGTTCTTGAGCACAATGGGCTTGCCGTCCTCATCCAGCGCCAGGCGTTCCCGGTGGGTCACATCCTGGTAACCGTCATAGTAGGCCTCACCCTCAAGCTGCTTTTTGCGCTCCTGGCTGGTGAGCCATGCGGTGATTTCAAGCTCCAGAAAGCGCTTGTCCGTCATGCCCCGTTTGAAATTGGTGGCCACACGGCCATTGCAGTCATCCCTCAGATTGAGTGTCACCATTGGTTTCTCACCTCACTTAAAGCTAATCAGATCAGGTGCATAGACACGATGCACGAAGTAGCGCACATCGTCCATGCTATGGTCATTTTCTTTGATAGGACGGTCCATCTGGGCCTTTTCATCCCAGCGATACATCCCAAACTCACGGATGCAGTCCGTGCAGCAGTCGCAGAAAAAGATGTCACCGCTCTGGAGCCGGGTGGCCACATTGCGGATGCCGTCCAGCACAGAGTTGGAGGCCTTTTCTACACGGTAGCGGTCATGGCGGCGGATGACCTCAATGAAAGAGGCCGCCGATGGGTCCACGATGATGGCGGACACATGCAGGCCGTCAGCCAGGCGCTCCAGCTCCGTGTAGTGCTCCTCATCGGTGCGCTGGCGGCCCTCCTTGCGGCTGTCATAGTAATACTCCCGCATCCTGTACCACTTGCCGCCAGCCTTGCCCCAGAGGCCAATGCTGGTGGGGTTGATGGTGCCATAGTCGCAGGACATCATGTACTTTTCATAGGGCCTGGGGACGCTGGGCACCACATGAAAGTCCTTGTTGAACATCGTGTAGATGAGCCCCTCCGCCACCACCCACAGGCCCCGTATAAAGCGGTCATAGAAAACGCCGGAGTAAAGGCTCTCATACCTTGCCTTGACTGCGGCGGAGAGGCTGAGGTTGTCATCCATGGTGAAATGCAGGTGCAGCATTTTCCGCTTGCTGGCCTCCAGCACCCACTTGGTATAAAACCAATGGCTGGGGCCCTCCGGGTTGCAGTTAAACCACAGCTTGGCCCCCTCAACAGAGCAGCGGGCCGTGGCCTGGTTGACAAAGCTCTCCGGCATCAGGGCCACCTCATCCAGCAGGATGCCTGCCAGCGTGATGCCCTGGATGAGTGCGGCGCTGCTTTCGTCCTTGCCGCCGAACAGGTAAAAGCTGTTGCTCTTGCCGTTGGCGCTCACCACGATTTTGTTTTCAGTGCGGTGTTCCTTGAAAGAGAAAACGCCCGCCAGCCAGACGGGCAGGTTGCTTGTCACATTGCGGCGCAGGCTCTCAATGGTCTTGCCGCAGATGGCAAAATTGCAGCCGTCAAAGCGGGTCATAGCCCACATGATAAAGCCCACCGTCATGGCCACCGTCTTGCCGGAGCGGATGGAGCCGTCACAGATGATGCCGTCATAGACCTCAAAGCCGGGCCTATTCCACCAGGTCATGGCCAGATTTTGCCGGGTGCTCAATCTCTGGTATTTCATCCGTGTCTATCTCCTCTCTGGTGCTCTGGTCAATGACCTCAAAGATGTTATTCTCAGGAGCCTCGCTGCCGCCGTTCTTGCTGTCGAACATGCCCAAGTGCTTGGCCAGCAGCTCCAGGGCCTTGACCTTATCGTGCACCTTGACCTCCGTGCCCCATTGCCCCTCCTTGATGGAGGCAATGGCCTTGCGCTTTTCATCCGGCAGCTCGGAGGTGGGGGTGATGCGGACAATGCCATTTTGGTTGACAGTGGCGAAGTCAGCACCGTTGGCAAAGGCGATTGCAGCCAGCTCCTCAAGCACTTTTTCCTGGGTGATTTCCACCCGCTTTTGGCGCTTGGCCTGCTGCTTTTGGATTTCGGCAGAAACTTGAGTTTTATTGAGTAGTTCCACGGCTATCCGGGAGGCGCTTTTTTCGCTATATCCGGCACGCTTGGCAGCCGCCGTGGCATTGAGGTCCACAAGGTACTCCTGCACAAATCGCTTTTGCTTTTCAGTCAGCTTTGCCATCTCACCACCCCATCACATAGTAAAAGCCGCCCTCATCGGACGGCTCTAAAAAATCGTTAGAATGAAACAGCGGCAAGGGTCTGGGGTTTCATCATCCGTCACCTTGCCGCTGTTCAACCAAGGAGGTATTGCATCATCTTGAGGCACTACCCGCAGGATATAGTGTACCACAGGAACACCGAACAGAACGAACAAGTTACAGTTGGAGCTCTGTGCCGTCATCCGTTTCCGGCTCCGTGGCCTTGATGTACCTGTTGCACATCATCCGCACGCCGTCAGCGGTGTTGCTCCCGCCGATACATGCGGCCACCTGCTGCCATGGCAGTCCATTCACAAAGCGATATGTGAAAACCTGCCGGAGGAGGCTGTCCTCAATGGTGGTGATGTACCGCTCCAAACGGTTGCGCTCATAGATGCACTGCTGGAGTTTGGCCTCAATGATGCCCTTGAGGTCCACAATCTCCGCCGCATAGCGGCCCACACGGTCCCCCACGCCTGGGCTCCGGGGCATCCCGGACAGATCTGACGAACAGGACACCGCCCTGGCCTCCAGCTCAAGGAGGCGCTTTTTGTCCATCTCGATCTCCCGGTTGAGGTAGTAAAGCTGGGACAGTTCTTTCAAAGTCACAAATCAGCACCAGCCTCTCCACGCCACACGGGTTTGCAGTTGCCCTCACCAAAGGTGCACTTGACGGCGCACACCCGGCAGGGGTCACCACCGGCCATGACAAAGCGCAGGTCCGCCACGGCCTTGCTCAGTTTCGCCTCGGCAAAGCGGGCACGCTCCTGGGCCCTCTCACAGGCCGCCAGCGCATCCGTGGCATCCTGGACGGGGGCAAGCTCCGCATCCAGAGCCTCTGCCTCCTCAGTGATGCTCTTGGAAACATTGTTGACGGTCTGGAGGGCCGTTGCCAGGATGGCGGCGTGCTGTTTCAGCAGTCTAACATTCAAATTATCGCTCATTTTGCGCTCTCCTTTACTCGCTTAATTCTGGCCTTGAGTGCGGACATGACGGCCTCATGGGTGTCCTGGCGATCTCGCACCGTAGCCATGACATCCTCATCCTGGCAACCCTGCACCACAAGATAGTGGACGAAAACCTTGTCATAGGGGGAGCCCTGCCGGTATAGGCGGCAGTTGCCCTGGTCATTCAGCTCAAAGGACCAGTTGAGGCCGTACCACACCACATGCTGGCCGCCTGCCTGGAGGTTGAGGCCGTAGGCACAGGAGGCAGGATGCACCAGCAGTACATCAACCTCTCCGCTGTTCCAGGCCTCCTCATCCTCCACGGTCTTGTAGACCCTCACCCGGAGGTCCTTGCGGTGCTTTTTCAGCGCCTCCAGGATGCGGTCACGGTCATGCTGGTAGCCGTAGAAAGTCAGGCAGTGCTCACCGTTCAACTGCTCCAGCAGCTCCAGATAGGCCTCCAGCTTGCAGTCATGGACCGGCACGATGTGGCCATCATTGCTATACACAGCGCCGTTGCACATTTGCAGGAGTTTCCCCACAAGGACAGCGGCGGAGGCGGCGGTGATGACATCCTCATCCACCTCAAGCAGCAGGTCACGCTCAAACTGGTCATAGGCCCGGCGGGCTTTGGCATCCAGCAGGACCGGCACCTCATGCTGCACGAAGTCCGGCAGCTCCAGGTAGTCCTCCGCTTTCATAGAGATGCAGATGTCAGAAATGGCATCCAGCACAGCGCTCTCCGCACCGTCTTTGGCCTTGTAGGAAAAAATCTGTGTGCGGCTCCGCTGGTCAGGGTCAAAATAACGCTCACGGTAGGCGCTCAGGGATTGCCCCAGGCGCTCTCCGCAGTCCAGCAGGTAAACTTGTGCCCACAGGTCAATGAGGCCCTTAGAGGACGGCGTGCCGGTCAGCAGGACCATCCGCTTGATGAAACGCCGTACCCGCCTCATGGCTTTCCAGCGCTTGCTCTGGCTGTTCTTAAAGCTGGTGCTTTCATCAAGCACCACCATGTCAAAGGGCCAGGCCTGTTTGTAGTAGTCCACCAGCCACTCCACATTTTCCCGGTTGATGACATAAATGTCCGCCGGGGTGTTGAGGGCCTTGATGCGCTTGGTGGCGCTGCCCAGCACCACAGAGGTGCGGAGGTGCTGGAGGTGGTCCCACTTGGCTGCCTCCTTGCTCCAGGTGGCCTCTGCCACCTTTTTGGGGGCCACCACCAGGACCTTTTGCACCTGCCAGCGGAAATACTTGAGAATATTGACCGCTGACAGGGTGATGACCGTTTTGCCAAGGCCGGGACGGAGAAACAGCCCAACGGCAGGGTCCTCAACTACACGCTGGATGCAATAGGCCTGGTAGTCATGTGGCACATATTTCATGCGGGGAAAACCTCCCTCAAAAAGTCCTTTACTGCATCCATCCCAAACAGCACCCGGCAGTCCGCCCCCCGTTTCTCCATCTCACTCCGCTGCCACTTCTGGACCTTAGCCAGCCTGCCCACCTCCGTTTTCAACTCAACAAAGATGGTCTTGCCGGTGGGGGTGATTATCAGTCGATCAGGCACGCCGGGATTTCCGGGTGACACAAACTTATAGCAGAGGCCACCGTGCTCTTTCACCTTGCGAACAAGGTAGCTCTCAATATAGCTTTCTTTCATGGATTTCCTCCTTTCGGAACAGTGGAACATTCGCGCGTGTATGTAGCGCAAACAGGCGGTTTAGAGAGTTTTATTTTTCTCTATTCTCTCTAAATCCTCTCTTTTACCCTAATATAGAAAATGAATGTTCCAATGTTCCACTTAGCCTAAAAGCCTTGCGGCGCAAGGGTTTTGCCCGGAACATTTGCCGGAACATTGCCCGGAACATGTTCCACCTGCCCGGAACATTGGAACATCTGAAAATCTCAAATGTTCCGGGCAATGTTCCGGGTCAAAGCCGCACCTTTTGAAAGCCCCGTTGCTTGCCGCAGTAGCCAAAGCGCAGGGAGCCTCTGGCCCTTTCCCACAAGGCGCTGGCCTCAATGATGCTGTTGATTTCTGCCGTGTCGCTGTACCTCATATCCCGCTGCTTGCCGTCCAGAGCCTCACACCAGACCTCCAGAGCACACACACGGTCACGGGGCACCAGCTTGACATCTCCCTGCACAGCGCCGCCCCAGAACATCCGGCGGCGATCAAGCGGCCAGTTCTGCCAGTCCTCCGGCACCGGGCGCTCCAGAAAGTCCAGTATGATGCCCTCACGGGTGTTGACCTCACGGTGGGCCTCCTGGGCCTCCTTAGCGGCGGCCTCAATTTCCCCTTTGAGGAAAAGCGGCTCTCCCGTCTGCCAGCGGACCATGGCCTCAGCCCAGAGCTGGTCAATTTCTCCGGGCAGATCAGTCCAGACGCTTTTGGCCGCCGGGGCCAGGCCCACATCCACCGGCCAGAAACGCCGGTTGCCGGTGCGGTCCCGCAGGTAGTCAGAGGTGTTGGTGGTGCCGAAGAACACGCAGCACCGGGGCAGCTCCTTGACATGGCGGCCATAGGCCGCACGGAAACGGTCAGAGCGCAGGGAGAGAAACTGCTTGATGCACGCCACATCCGTCTTGCGGAAAGCGTCCAGCTCACCGATCTCCACCAGCCAGACCCCCTGCAAAAGTTCAGAGGCCTCCTTGCCCTCAAAGGTGCGGATGCTGTCATTAAACCAGCCCCGGCTCATCTTATCCAGCAGGGTGCTCTTGCCAATGCCCTGGGGCCCAGCCAGGATGAGCATGTTGTCATACTTGCTGCCGGGCACCATGGCACGGGTGACGGCGGCGGTGAAAGCCTTGCGGGTCACCGCTCTGGTATAGGGGCTGTCCTCCGCCCCCAGGTAGTCAATAAAAAGGGTGTCCAGGCGGGGCACGCCGTCCCACTTGAGGCTCTGGAGGTAGTCCTGGACCTCGTTGAAAGCGTGCTGTGTGGTGTGGAGGGAGAGGGCCCCATCAATCTTGCCGTTGCCGGTGATGTGGTGGACCTTTTCCATGTACCAGTAGAGGCCATTGTTGTCATTGTCATCCCAAAGGCGGCGTTTGGTGGAGGCGTTCCAGGGGAGCGCATCCAGCACCTCACCACGGCCCGCAAACTGGTTGAGGGCAAACTTGCCCTTGAGCAACGGGTCATTCTCAAGAATAATCCAGACATTATCAATGGTGGCCTTGGGGAGGCCGGTCTGGCTGTTGATCTCCAGCCGGTCCATCCAGTTGGCGGGCTCTGCATCGTTGGTGGCCTCCACGCCCTCAAAGTCCTTGACGGCCTCCTGGTAGCGCTCCTGGCTCATCAGGGCGGACACATCGGGGTCTTGCGTGGCCAGTTCGCACATGGCACGGTAGGAGGGCAGGCGGTTGGTGGGAGTGCCCGGCTGGGCCTCATCGTCCTTGTCACCAAAGCGATGCAGGCGCACCAGGTCAAAGGCGTTCACCAGCTTGCCGCTGCACGGGTCAGTGGCGTGGTGGGAGTAGAGAAACTTGCCGCTGTCATAGATGACAGCGCCGCCGGTGGTGGAGCCGCCCAGGTAGGTGTAGCGGCCCGGCATACTCTCCACCGGCTCATACATGCCGGGGATGAGCTCATCCATGGCACGGTAGATGTCATAGGTGCGGCAGAAAGCGCCCACAACACCGTTTTTGGCCTCCGGGTCACCCTGCTTGACTGCCAGCTTAGTGGGCAGGTTTTGGGAGCCGGGCACCTGGGGCCAGAGGGTGCAGTCACGCCAGTCCTCATACTGGCCCAGCAGGCCCTTGACGGACAGCAGGGGCTTGTCTTTCCACACATAGATGTATTGGCTGTCTGAGCAGCAGCTTGGCCAGTACATCAGACGGGACACCTCAAAAGTGGTGGGGTCACAGAGCTCCAGGCCTATGTACTCCGCCATCTTGCGGGCGATGGGCTCATATTCATCCGCTGAGGCCGTGCGGTCCAGCGGCAGCAGAACACGCAGGCGGGGTGCCGCCGGGCTGTGCTTACGGGTGGAATAGATGCAATAGCCGCAGCTCAGCCCCTCAACACGGCGCAGGACATCCTCCGTGCCGCCCGGTGGGATGTTGTCCAGGTCCAGCGTGATGACATCACGCCCGGTCACATTGTTGGCCTTTCGGCGGGGGCCTGACAGTGTGCCTGCCATAAAGCCGCCCACATCCTTGAGGTCATCCTGCTGGGCCTTTTTCATATTCAGATATTCTGCCAGGGGCTCAGTGCCTCTGGCGGGGGTCTGGAGCTTTGCCCACAGCTCAGAAATGAGCAGGGTTTGCGCCTGCCAGACCATGGCCCTCCGGCTGCTACCGGCGGAGATGGTTATTTTGCGGTCAAATTGCATGGGTCACACCTCACGGTTTCGGATGTATCAGGGATTGAGAAATGCGGTTGTCAAGCCGCTGGAGCTTGACGGTGCGCTGCTGGGTCACCTCATCACGGATGCTAAACATGAGCTTGAGCTGTTCCAGCATGATCTCAACATCAGCGATCTCCTCAGCGATGTGGGCGGCGTTGTCCTGGCCACGGAGGTTTTTGGAGAGCTCCTTGGTGAGCTCTGCCATCTCCTCCATGCAGACCGTGCACTGGCTGGTCTTGCCATAGACATTCACCGCAAGCTGGCAGATTGCCGTTTCACATTTGGTCATCGTCCCAGCACCTCCTCATGCAGCCACCAGACGGGCCAAGTCACCACAAGCAGCGTTGCCCGGAGCAGGTCCCAGACCAGCGCCAGGATGAGGCGCAGGGGCACCACCACGCAGTAAAACGGGGCCCATCTGTGAGCTTTCGGGGACAGTGTGCCCCAGTGACGGGTGATGCCGTGGAAAAATCCGCAAGCGCTGGACCACATATCTGCGGTGGAGTAAAAGGTGTCCACACATTTAGTGACACGGGTGCGCCCGCAGCGATTGCAAATCGTTGTGATGGTTGTCATCTAAAAAACCTCCCTGTCTTGCGGTCCCGGAGCTCAATGCGGGCCGCCAGCTCAAAGCCGCTTTCCGCAATGATAAACTTGAGGACCTTGATGAGAGTGTTGACCTTGGCATCCAGCGCCTCATGCCCCTCTGCGGACACTTTCTTGATGGCGTTGTATGCCGTTGGGTCTGCGTAGCCCTCAGCGTTTTCCCAGGGTTTTGGGCTCATTGGCCAGCACCTCCTTTTGCCATTGTTCGACATCTGCACCCAGCTCTTTGAGCTTGAGCCGTTCCGGGTACAGGTCATCCATTTCATAAAATTCACGCATCCGGCGGTGCTCTGCGGCCATCGCCAGATAGAAGTCATGGAGCCGCTTGACCCCAAAGCCCAGGTGCCGGTGCAGTGTCCAGAGCACCATGCAGTCCACATCCAGAGCCAGCAAGTCATCTTTCTCAAGGCATTGCTGGTTGATTTCGTGCATCATGGCCATCTGCATCTCCGGGGTCATTATGGACTTGCCCAGAGCGGAGAGCTTGATGTTGAGTGTGGGGTCTTTGGGCACCTGCACACCTTGGCGTTGCAGGTTTCGCCGCTCTTTTCTGTTCATCGCTTTGTGCCTCTCCGGCAGCGCCCGGCGTTCTCATTGGGCTGCCAGTCCTCAACCACAAGGACCGGCTGGCCGGGGCCTTTGTCACAGATGAAGTCACCCTCACCAATGTACTGGCAGCAGTCACACATGCCGGGGTCACACATTCGGGGCTTTTCACTCCTGGGTCTGGGTTTCCGCTTTTTCATAGGGGCAGCTCCTTTCTGTCACGATTTCACCGGCGCAGGCCGCATAGCCCGCCAGATCAATAAAGCTGTCAGGGCTGGAGCCGGTGGCGATGCGGGCCACCTTGAGCAGGGCCAGCATAGTGCCGGCATCCTTGGCCGTGATGCCGTTGATGGGCATGACCTTGGCATACTCCGGGTGCGCCGCTCTGAGGTAGACACCCCAGAGCAGGCCGATGGTTTCAAAGTTATTCTCCGGCGTGCCATAGTCCTGCTCACGCTCACCGCAGACACAGCGGCGGGCGGCCTCCAAAATCTCAGAGCGTTTCATTGGGCACCTCCTTATTGAGCCATTCCAAAAGTTGCGTTTTTCCAAGGGACTGGCAAAAGGTCTTGGAGAGGAAAGCGGCCAGTTCCTCAGCGTCCATGTTGTGCATGAGCTCCAGCGTGGTGGGGACCACCTCCGGGCACTCCTGCATACGGAGCTTGTGGCAAGCCTTGCCCAGATAGTTCAACAGGCAAGAGCCAGCCTGGGGGCAGCGGTCACACAGTTTCATGGGCGGCCTCCTCAATATCATCGAAGATGACCGGCACCTGGGAGCGCATCTGGTGGAGCAGCGGGATGGCCACCTCACGCATCTGCGGGTGCGCCGCCGGGGCGGTCCGCAGCTTGAAGAAATGCCGCCATTCTCGCAGGTTGGCTGTCATCACCACCTCGGTCTTGAGGCATGTGGGCAGAACAGCACGGGCCTCTTGCGGGGTGCAGCCCCAGTCCAGCAGCTCAAAATATGACTTTTCAGCCATTCTGCAAGCCACTTTCCAATACTGCCAGCCCGGTGTGCCCTCCGTCAGGAAAGAGGGGCGGATGACGGTGATTTCACTGCCAAAAACATCCTTGGAATAGTTGCAGTAGCGGGTGCTCTCCTGGCAGTAGGAGGCCATGCGGTGCCGGACAATTTCATGGGACACACCCCGGTCACACACAAACTTGACCGTGATGTCAAAGTGTTCCAGGACGGCCTCATGGCCACGCTTGATGATGCCCGCCACAAACTTGGCGGCGCTGGTGTCGGTGATTTTGTCCTCAGACTTGTAGCAGACCCGCCCGCACAGCTCAATGTGCTGGAGGATGGCCTGGCCATCCAGCGGGGTGAGGATTTCGGTATAGGGGTTAATGATTTTCATGTGTCACGGTCCTCCTTGTCAGCTATCCCACCGCTTGTGGCAGATGGGGCAGATGTCGGTGTCAAGTACAAAGGCCTTTCCGCAGACGGGGCAGTTTTCGCCAAACTCAAAGATTTCAAGGCTCTTTGCATCCTCCGGCGGGGTCCATTCTCCACCAAGTCTTACGGCGGAGACATACACGCCCTCAAGCGAAATATGTTGCGCCACACAGTAGTTGCGGACCTCAACAAGCGTGGGTTGGCGCTGGCTCCCGGTAAAAATCAGACCTGTATAGTCCTCGTTCCAGGAGTGCGTGATTTTGTTGACGGCCATGTGCTCAGTCCTTTCCAGATAGAATTGCCCACCGCACACGGCGGACGGGTGAAATATTAAGTAGCCACGGGCCCGGCCCATTGTTCCGCCATTGCGGCGGCTATGCCGGGGAAAGTTTTGGCCCTGTTGATGGGGTCCCGTTCTCTGCGGCCTTGAAAGCGCCGGTAGTTCCCATGTGCGTCTTTGCATCCGCCATTTACCCATGGGGTGACACCCTCCGTGATGATTTCGGTGGGGACCAGCAGGGGCAGCTCTTTGAGCCACAGGCATGTCCGCTTTGTGTACGGGTGCCCAAACTGCCACGGCTGTATTGCTTGGGTGTAGGGCGGTAGCTCCACGATTTTCAAAGGAGTGGGGTTTTCCACGGCGATCTTTGCACAGTCGGCGCTCAGAAAGCTCATAAAGAAAGCCTTGGCCTCCATTGCTTTGGCGTATCGCTCCGCCACAATCTCACCATTTACTCTCATGCGGACGGCACTGGCATTGGTCAGATAGGTGCAGGGCGGGAAAGCAATGAGCATGTCCCACCGCCCCAGCACATAATGTGCGGAGCCGTCACAGGTCTTGAAAAAGCAGTAGCCGTTGAGCAAAGGGAGCACATCTTGCTGAATGTGCCACTCAGGGTGGCCGCCGGAGCATGGGATGAGGTCACAACTGTATGCCTCATGGCCCAGCTTTCGCAAAGCTATGGTGACCGCCTGGCTTTCCTCGCAGGCAACAAGGATTTGCATAAAAGCCTCCCTCAGCCCACCACCGCATTGGTAGCGGGGGGGGGGCTCGTCAGTTATTTAGTCTTTCTTGAAGAATGTGCCCACCCAGCCATCAGCGTTGAGCGGCAGATCAGTGGCCCACGGGATGGGCTGGCGCATGATGTTGACCACCGTGTCCAGCATGGTGTCCTCATCAGCCCAGGGGGCAATGTCAATGACCACCTCATCATGGATGTGGAAAATCACCGGCAGGCCAGCAGCCTCAAGGCGTTCAATGGTGTCCGCCAGACAGTCACGGGCAATGGCCTGGACGCAGTTTTCCACCAGCTTGCCGCCGTAGGTTTCGATGCGTTTCCACCGTTTGGTTTTCTGGTCCATGCCCATGTAGGAGATGGAGGGATTGCCCCATTGGTTTTCACCGATGCCGGGGCTCACATAGTAGAGCTTGCGGCCAGAGGGGAGCTGAATGGTGAAACAGTCGGTGCCCTGGTTGTAGTCATACTCACGGGCCAGCAGCAGGCCATTGATGCCCACACTGCCACCCTGGGTGATGACCTGCACGGCGGCATTGTCCATGGAATACCACAGGTCACGGATGCGCTTGTTGGCCTCACGCCAGCGGCTCACGATGTCCGGCAGGTCCTCCTCCGGGATGCCCATGTCCAAGGCTCCCATGTTGATGAGTGCGCCGGTGCTGCCCTGGTAGCCCAGGGCCAGCTCTGCCACCTTGCCCTTTTGCCGGAGTGCATACTCTGGATTGCCCTTTTTGATGAGCTCAATGGGCACGCCGAACATCTGAGAGGCGGAGGCCTCATAGATTTTTCCGTGGGTGCGGAACACCTCCAGCCGCCATTGCTCACCGGCCAGCCAGGAGATGACACGGGCCTCAATGGCCGAAAAGTCAGCGTCAATGAGGACATGCCCCTCCGGGGCCACAAAGGCGGTGCGGATGAGCTGGCTGAGGGTGTCAGGCACGGAGCCATAGATCAGCCGGAGGGCATCCAGCTTGCGGTGCTCCACCAGCTCACGGGCCAACGGCAGCGGCTCTGTGTAGGTGCGGGGCAAGTTCTGGACCTGCACCAGGCGGCCTGCCCAGCGCCCCGTCCTGTTCGCTCCATAGAATTGGAGCAGCCCACGGACACGGCCATCCGGGCACACAGCGGCCTCAATAGCGTCATACTTTTTGGTGCTGGTCTTGCCCAGCTCTTGGCGTATCTCAAGCATCCGCTGGACCTGGGGGCTGTTGTCCTCCTTGCCCAGCAGGCGGGCCACGGTGTCCTTGCGGAGGTCCGCAAGCTCCTCTCCCATGGCCTCCTGGAGCCATTGCGTGAGCTGTGCCACGCTGTTGGGGTTGTCCAGCTTGGAGATTTTCATGGCCTCCTGGGTGAGGTTTTGGCGGGTCACATTGCCCAGATAGAGGGCACCGCTCACCAGGTCCATGTCCACGGCCACGCCACGGGCATTGATGATGAGGTCCGTTTCCCATTGCTTTTGCACGAAGTCCGGCACGGGGAAAGCAGAGAGCCGCCGCTCAATCTCCATCTCAGTCACAACATCCTGGCGGCAGTATTCTTTGAACAGCTCCCACTTGTCGGTGTCGTGCTGGGGCAGGTTGCGGGTGCGGCCTCCATTGGCCTTTGTAGGGGCGCAAGGGACGCAGAAATAACGGATGAGCGCCTTGCCGGTGTTGAGCTTGCGCTTGTCCTCAGCAAGCCCCAGGGCCTTGCCAGTGGCATCCAGGCCTGCTGTGTAGCCACAATAGAGGCCGTAGAACATGGTGCAGCGCCATTGGTCCGGCGGCAGGGTGCCCAAAAACTTGGACAGGCAGCCCCACTCAAAGGGGGCGTTGTATGCGTGCTTGATGTACTCCGGGGAGGTGATGGCCTGGACCAGCCACGGGGGGAGGTGTTCCCCCCGTGCCAGGTCAATGATCTCAACAGGCGCACCATCCACACTGTACGCAAAGAGCAGGATTTCAAAGTCCGGGCTGGAGATGTACTTTTGCGCCCCGGCCTTAGCAATCGGCACGCTTGAATAGGTTTCAAGGTCAATGCTGAGATGGTGCATGGTGTCATCCTTTCTTAGTTGCGGAAAGCCTCATCCGTAGTGTAGAGCTGCATGATGTTCTCCGTGTTCACGCCACGGGCCTCCAGCTCCGCCAGCATGGTATTGAAAAGCGTGGTGCCCTTGATATACTCCACCAGCTCCTCAGCGGAGAGGCTGGTGATGTTGTGGACGGACACCTTACGGATGTCCTCCTTGCGGTTGGCGGTCCACGCCTGGGGCTCCGCAAAGGTGGCGTTCTCAATGTCGGCCACAAGCATGGCCTGCACACGGGCGGGTTTCTGCAAAAGCATCTTGACCGTGTTGAGCAGGTGGCCGGTTTCCATCTCTTTGACCTCAAGGGTCACGCCAAAGGCTCCAATCCAGAGCTGGCCATCAAATCTGGTGTTCATCAGTCGCTCCTCCTTATCACATGGGCTGGCCGGTGATGGGGTTGATGCCGCCGGTGGTAGCCCAGGGCACCTGAGCAGCAGGGGCGGCGGGGGCCGCAGGCTGGACACCGTAGGCACCGGGGGTGGCGGGCATCGCCGCACCGTAGGTGGGAGTGGCCGCAGGAATGCCGCCCAGCCCGGCGAAGTCGGAGGCAGCGGAGGCCTGGCCGCTCAGGGGCTCCCCGTCACGGGTCTTGAGAACATTGCCCAGACCACAGCCAATGCCCTTGTTGCCGCTGTTGGAGTAGCCGAAGAAACGGACGGTGACACGGCCATACATGCCGCTGTAAATGTCCGCCGGGGACAGTTCGCAGTTGATGTTGTCGATGCCCACCACTTGGGGCTTGTTCTTGGTAGAGGCGGTCATCACCCAATGGCCCTTGCACTCATCGCCAAAGGGAACACCGGAGGGCCGCACGCCGTCACCATCGTAGATGGGCACCTTGAGCATGGGCGGGCGGGCACCGTTCCACACCTTGGCCATGGCCTCATTGGCGGCGGCCTGGATGGCAGCGTCAATGTCAGCCTTGGTGGCGGCATCGCTCTTGGGGATGAGCAGGGTGACGGAATACTTGGGCTCACCGCCCTGCTGGGCGGCTCTGGGGGTGGTCAGGTTGGCATAGGAGAGGCGGACCTCACCAGTCAGGACTTTCATGGCATCATTCTGATACATAATCTTTTGATCTCCTTTACAGTTAAATTACACTCTGGTGTTTGCATCAGGCTGGGCCTCAGCCCAGCAGGTTTGAAGTTTCACCCAGCGCTCATGCCGGGCTTTGGTCCGCTTTACGGCAGCGGTCAGCCGGTTGTTTTCCCGGAGCTTTTGGCGGTCCTCTTTGAGGCGGCTTTTCTTATTGAACACATTGCGCCAGCCGTTCTGATACTCAATACTGGCCTGTTTCCAGGCCTCTTTGCTTTCAATCACGGCGGCATCCAGGTAGAGGGTCATCTGACGGATGGCTCCCTCATTGCTCCACGGGTCCGCCAGGAGTAGCTTGAAAACCTTGCGGATGTTGGAGAGGGGCATGTCCTCCAGCCGGTCAAAATAGATGTCTGCGTGGTAGTCCCCAGTGTTGATGGTGATGAGCTTGGCGGGGTCTGTGTACTGTGTGCAGCTCTCGCAGACCTCCGGGTCACGGATGACAGCCGTACTGCCGCAAGCGTGCTTGCAAAAAAGGCCCACGGGGTAGCCCTTTTCCGCATCATCCAGCGGGATGGGAGGTTGCCAAGGGGCAGAATGGGCGCAGGTCTGATACTTACTCACTGGCGGTCACCCCGGCAAAGTCAGCAGCGGCGGGGTTGTAGGCCTCACGCTTGTCCGTGCTGAGGGCCAGCGTGGGCTTGCCCAGGGGTTTGGTCACATAGCCGCCGATTTTCTCGGCAAACTCCGCCTTGCCCATCAGTTTCTCCATCTCAGAGAGCGTCTTGGGCTTGCGGTCATAGAGCAGGGCCTCATCATATCCGGCGGCAATGGCAGCTTGGATGGCGGCATCCTGGTCCGTAAAGGTGCGGATGCTCCGGCCAGCCACCAGTTTCCAGCCCTCAATGGGCTTGCCATCCAGTAGGGCCTTGGTGGCGTATTCCTCCAGGTCCTTGTACCAGGCCACCAGCTCCTTGCCACGGATGAGGAGGTCACCGATCTCCGCATCAGAGAGGAGCGGGCGCACCTCATTCCCATGCGGGCCGATGTGGGAAAACTCCTGGGGGACCATAGCGTCAGGCGGGACGGAGGCGGCGGGCACGCAGTCCTTGAAGTCCTCCAGCGCCGTGTTGGTGTTGGCACGGGCACGGCACTGAGCCTTGCCACGGCAAAAACGGCAGTGGTCACCGGGGACAAACTCACCCAGCCCGGAGAAAGCCTTTTGTGCAATGGGCTTGATGTTCTCGCCCCAGGCCATCAGCTCCTCCACGGTGATAGTGTCGGTGGTGTAGCTGTCAAGGCGGGGCTGGTCAATGGACATGCGGACTTTCTTGATGGCATCGCCGAACACGGGGGCATAGCGCTTGAGAGCACCCAGAGCGTAGAGCCGCATCTGCGGGTTGCCCACGGCGGACACCGGGACACCCTTGCCGTGCTTGTAGTCCGTGATGCTGAGGGTGTCCCCGCCAATCATCACATTGTCACAGGTGCCAAAGCCCTCCGGGACATACTCCCCAAAGTCCACTTGCACCTCCGCTACCACAGTGGGCGTGCTGTCATAGAGCATGGCCTGCTCAATCAGGTGCTCAATGTAGAGGTCACTGGTCTTGTCCATTTCCTCAGAGTAGAGCGGGTTCTTTTTGAGCTTGTTGAGGCGGGTGGTGTAGGTGCGGGAGGTCATCACAGTGAATTTCTTGAGGGTCTTGAGCTCACAGATGGCGTGGGCCAGGCGGCCCTCCTCCGCATATTCGCTGGTGCGCTCCGGCAGGTGCTCCTCAAAGCGGGGGGCAGCCGTGCATTTCAGCCAGCGGGATGCCGATGAGGCAGAAAGCAGGGCGTGCTTTTCGGGAGGCATAGGGCACCTCCTTAGAGCTGTGCGCCCAGCGTCCGCAGTTCGGTGGCAAAGACACCGTACTGGTCCGGCTGGAGCTGGGTGACGGCCTGCACGCCATACTTGGCCAGCAGAGCCAGCAGTTGCTCCATCTTGCCCGCATCCACCAGGCTGGCACCGGCCTTGGCGATCTGGTCAAGGGTGTAGGTGGGGGCCGTGGTAACGGGAACAGTGGGAGCGGGGTTAGTAGGGGCCACAGTCTGGGCAGGTGCCGCAGGAGCCGGTGCAGGGGTAGGGGTTGCCACAGGCGCAGGGGTGGGCTGGGTAGGGACCACAGTAGCGGGCGGCATGGTGACCGGCGGCACCGGGGCATGGGTGACAGGGGTGGCCGCAGGAGCCACGGGGGCGGGAGTGTCCTGGGGCACGGAGATGTTGACGGCGTTCTTTTCCAGCGCCGTGGTCAGCTTGTCAATGGCCTTGAGGACGGCAGCATCCGCCTCAATCTTGATTTTCATTTCCAACATTGGTACAATCCTCCTTGGTATCATCTTTACAGTCGCAGCGCTCACCGGGGTCAAGGTGGGCTCCGCAGTCAGGGCAGGTCTTATAGTAGGGCATTTCAGTCAACCTCCAGCACGCTTGTCCAGTATTCAAAAGCGGTCATAACCTTGCGGGAGTAGTCGGTCTGGTATGTACCTGCATCCCACAGCTTTCTTGCGCCGCCGGGCCCGCAGTTGTAGGCCATCAGCGCAAGCTCTGGCTCTCCGTAGCTCTGGAGATACTGGGAGATGATATAGATACCGGCCTCAATGTTCCCGGCATGGGTCATGGGGTCAAGGCCTTTTTCCAAAAGCCACTCGTGATTGACAGAGTTGATCTGCATGAGGCCATAGTCACCAGTGGCGCTGACGGCATCGGGGTCAAAGTGGGTTTCAACCTCTGCGATGGCAAGGGCCAGAGCATAGGGCACCTCATAGTGCTCACAGCAGTCCTGCATGACTTCCTGGAGTTCGTAGCTGAGGAGCCGCCCCTCACTCACGATGTCATCACGGTGGCGGGCAGGCTCCGTGGTTTCCTCTGGTGGTGCAGAGGGCTCCACGGGGCTCTGTTCCGGGGCTGGAGGGGTGACGGTTTCCGCCGTCACCACAGGCTCAGGGGTCTTGACCTCATCGTCCGTCTGGCGGGCACTGCATCCGCTGGCATAGCCAAGGGCAAACACAGTGGCAAGGACGGCCAGAATGGCCATGATGACCATGGCGTTGCGCCTCCGGGCCATGCGGCGCTGGCGGCACCGCCGGGAATACCGGCGGGTATAGGGCTCACTGGTGGTCATGGCGCTCACCTTAACCGTTCATGCGGCGGTTGATTTCCGCAATCAGCTCATTGGTGGTGTACTGGTCCAGGCCACCATCAGCCTCCACGGCATACTGGGAGGGGATGAGGAAAGCGGGGCGGGACCCGTAGGTGTTGGTGCAGTAGTAGTTGCTGTCGACGACATTGCCATTGGTGCGCAAGCCCATGACCCAGGTATCATCCTCATCCACGCAGGGGGTGCTCCAGGGCGTGGCGCTCCACTCCCAGCTCTCAGGCTTGGGCAGCAGACCGTGGAAACGGCGGATTTCATCAAAGGTCAGCGGGGCCACCTTGCACTCACAGCTCCCGTACTCCTTGGAGCCGTTGAGGGCAGTGAGGTCAACCTCACGGGTGATGAGCTCATCAGCGTGGCCCTCAGTCAGGGCATCCGCAAAGGCACCGTTGAGGTGCTCACGGAAAGAGCTGGCAGCAAAGTTGTTGGTGGAGCCAAAAGAGCTCTTAATCTGGGCGGCGGTCACCAGCAAGGTGCCAGCCGTGCGGTGCTCCAGCACAATGCAGGGCTCCCCATGAAACTTGACCACCTGGCCGGGGGCCACATTAGAAATAGCGGTTTTCATTGGTCAATCCTCCTCAGTGTCCTCCGGCCCCTCAATGTCGATGAGGTTTTCGGCCTGGACGATAATTTCAGATACAATCTGCCGGATGGGCAGAGCGGTCTTTGCCCTCAGACGGCGGACCACTTTCTCCGCCTCCGGGGTCAGCCGGACAGTTCCGATGCACTCATCAGAAAGCCGGTTGCTTTTCAGCACAATGGGGTTGTTGCTCACGGTTTTGTCCTCCTTGGTTTTAATAGGTGCGGGATGTCATGCCCCGGCAGTTCGGCGGCCTCTCCGCTCAAGGCCCTGCTGGACACTGAGCTGGGCAAGTTCGGCGTTGTAGCCCAGGCGCTTGTCAGGGAGCCTTGTGCCGTCCCGGCCACGCCTCAGCTCCGCATAGACTGCGGAGGGAGAGATGCCAAGAGAGGCGGCAATGTCTTTGGCGCTCAGGCCTGCCTCAACCATCTCCTGGATTTTCTGCCGCTCCTCATAAGAGCGGAAAGCGTAGTCTGCCAATGCGTTCACCTCCTTACCGGCATAAAAAAAATTGAGCTACACGACCAATCTCTTGGTGTGTAACTCAATTATCGGGGCTGCCGTATCCGATCTACATAATGCCGAATTAGGCAAGGATAACAATAAGCTGATTGAAAAACTTAATGAGTGCGAGCCAGATATTATTGTACTAACAGGTGATTTGATTGACTCCAACCATACAAATCTTGAAGTTGCATTATCTTTTGCTCGGCAAGCCGTAAAAATCGCTCCTTGCTATTTTGTTACAGGCAATCACGAAGCATGGGTCGGCTCACAATATGAAGAATTAAAGACATCATTAGAAAATGCAGGAGTTACCGTTCTTCAAGATGAAGCCATCGAATTGAACTATGGTGATGAGTGTATTCAACTAATAGGCTTAAATGACCCTGATTTTTCAGAACGAGACAGTTTTTTATCAGAAAGTATTTTGGAAACAAAACTTTCGGAGATAAATATTAGCAATGGATTTACTATACTTTTGTCGCATAGACCCGAACTTTTTAATGTCTATCAAAATAAAAATATTGACTTAGTATTGTCGGGGCACGCTCACGGCGGACAATTTCGATTGCCATTTTTGGGAGGAGTTATTGCTCCTAACCAAGGACTTTTCCCGAAATATGACGCAGGCACCTATACAGAGAATGGAACAACTATGATTGTGAGCAGAGGCATCGGAAATAGTATCATTCCATTTCGTGTAAATAACAGACCTGAAATTGTACTTGTTGAGTTACATAGATAAATCCCAGTTTGTCAGTATCTTAAATAGAATATATGTGACAGAAAACATCGTAGAAATACGGTGTTTTCTGTTACCCAAAACCCCACAATTTCATACATAACCACAGGTTAGTACGAATACCTTGTGTGATTTTTTGAAAGGCTTAGAAAGGCAATTTTGCCCGATTTTCGCCCCGAAAAATGACAGAAACAAGGCAGTAAGTATCTTCCCTGTGGTTTTTTTGTTTTCAGGCGGAAAGGAGGATTGATATGCCGAGAATGAGCAAGAAACGGAAACAAGAGTGGGCGTTGTTTCTGAATGAAAGAAATCGCATTACCTACAACGAACTTTGCAGAAAGTGCAGTAATGACTGCAAGCAGAGTTTCCGCTGTATCGTAGTGCTTTGCCCGAAGTATTTATCGAAAAGGAGAACGAAGAACAATGAAGCAGACGGAAAATGAAATGAATGTAAATGTACCTCTTGAAGTTATCAAGGCAAGTGAAATCGAACCGAAAGAAGTGAAATGGCTGTGGTATCCGTATATTCCGTTCGGCAAGGTTACGCTGTTGCAGGGCGATCCGGGCGATGGAAAAAGCAAGTTAATGCTTTCCATTGCCGCCCTACTCTCTAAGGGCGAACCTCTGCCCTTTACTGAAACGGAAGAAACCGAGCCTATGACTATCATCTATCAGACAACGGAAGATGACGCAGACGATACGGTAGTACCCCGATTTAATTCAGCCGGTGGGAATGGAGAAAATCTTATCTTCATCAAGGAAGATGAAAAGTCTTTATCCTTTGGGGATAACCGTATTGCTGAAGCAATCGAAAGGTATCACGCAAAACTTTTAATTCTTGACCCGATGAGTTCCTATATCGGAGAGAACTGTTCAATGAACAATGCCAACGAAACACGAGCAGAGTTTAATCATCTGATTGCGGTTGCGAAGAATACTGGCTGTGCAATCGTGATTATCGCTCATATGAACAAGATGAGAGATACCAATCCACTTTATCGTACCAATGGTTCTATTGATATTGCGGGTGCTGCAAGAAGTATTCTTGCAATCACACGCACACCGAACAAAGAAGCACCAGCGGAAAGATATATGGTGCAAGTGAAATCCAACCTTGCCCCGACAGGCTCTGCAATTCTCTTTGAGGTTGCAGAAAAAGGAGTGGACTTTATCTCTGAAATGGAAATGACAGCAGAAGAAGCGTTCCAATCCCTTGCCCCTAAAATGGGCAGACCGAACGATAAGGAAATCAAGGCAAAAGAATTTCTTTTGGAAATGCTGAAAGACGGAGAAATGCTTTCTTCGGATTGCGAAGAAAGACTTGAAGCCGCAGGGTTCAAGAAATCGACCATCAAAAAGGCAAAGAAGAAAGCAGGAGTTATCTCCAAAAAGAAAGGCTTTCTGTGGTACTGGTCTTTGCCGATGGGCGATATACCGAGAGAATAATGCAGGCTGTCTGATGAGTGGACAGTCTGTTTTTATGATTGAGGTATCATAAGGAGGTCAAGGGGGAACTCCCTTGCCCACGACATCTTTGCAGACGAAGTCTGAAAGTGTCATAGTGGGTTACACACATTCAAAGAATGTTGTGTAATGGCTTCGCCCCTGTCTGGAAAGGAGAGCAAAATGGCAAAAACCAACAAGGCAGATATGAGTTGTGCAAGGGTAAAACAGTACACCGCTTCTGATGTGAGCAAGGCGGAAAGGCACAACGAACGCAAGAATGAAACCTATGAAAATATGAATGTAATTGTGGAACGAATACCCTTTAATGTGCATTTCAAAAAACCGACTGCCCCGACCTATATGGAACAGTTAAAGCAGATGGAAACAGACGGGCAGGTGTCGCTTCGTGGGTTAAGGAAAGACGCAACACTCTTTAATGAGATTGTGATTGATGTGAACACGATGTACTTCGAGCGTAACGGTGGTTATGAATACGCAAAGCAGTTTTATGAAGAAGCCTATCATTTCATCGAAGAAAAATTCGGTGCTGACAATGTTATATCGGCAGTAATGCACGCTGATGAAATCAATGTAGCGGCAACCGAAGAACTTGGAAAAGAGGTTTACCACTATCATCTTCACGCTATGGTTCTGCCTGTGGTGGAGAAAGAAATCTTATGGAGTAAGCGTTGCAAAGACCCCGAACTGCGAGGAACGGTCAAGGCGGTTGTTAATCAGATAAGCCATTCAAAGAAATGGAAATCGGATATTCCGCTGACCGATGAAAAAGGAAATCCATTGCTAAGAAAGAACGGGAAACCGATGTTCCGAGCTTCGTACAGCATACTGCAAGATGAGTTGTTTCACTATATGACGGAACAAGGGTTCAAAGGCTTTCAGCGTGGCGAATACGGAAGTACGGCAGAGCATTTGACTTCCCTGCAATATCAAATCAAACAGGATAAAGAGCGATTGGAGAAGTTGCAGAAGCGTATTCAAAAGGAACAGGTTAAGTATGAGCCTGCCCGTCATATTTCCAAAACCTTAAACGAGATTGACAGTATGGGGCAGAAAACAATCACAGGTAAAATGGCAATCTCCAAAGAGGATTATTCTGAGCTGACTTCCCTTGCCAAAGAGGGCATTACCAGTCGTGCGGAAATCAATAAATTGGAGCAGAGTGCAAATTATTACCGACAGAAATATTTTGACAGTGCAAATGCACTGGAAAGAATGAAAACCAAATACAACGAACTGAAAGAAAAGTGCAGACCTTTTCTTGAAGCGTTGGAGCATTTCCCCGAAGTTGCTAAACTTTTTACCGAAAAAGTGAAGCAACTTTTTTCTTTTAAGGAAGCACAGGAACGAGCCGAAAAAGAAGCAAGGGAAAAAGAAAGACAGGAGCGTATCAAGGCACGAAGAAACAAGCGTGGTATGGAAAGATAACCATTTCCATTGTACTTGCAACTTAATGACTTCTTGATATGTTCAGATGAAACAGGCTGTATTTGTGGGGTGTTCTAAACGGAATGCCCCACAGTCAATTTATGAAAAGGAGAAACGGACGATATGAAAGAAAACACTTTATCTTATACAACACGAATAGGTAAAACCACTTTTATTGTAAATGTGAAGCAATCGGAAAGTGCGAAGAAGCCTTTGAATACGGTGTTTCAAGAAATATGCAGACACGAGATGTTGGGAGATTTTTCAGCGGATAAATATTTGAATTTAGAAAACTTACAAAAATCATCTTGACAAACTCGTTCCCGAGGGTACCGGCTACCGTGCCCGCACCCGGTTCGCCAAGTTTTTCAACCTCCCTGAGTTGATGTCCATGTTCAAGGAGGTTGCGGACATTAAAACTAGCGACCAGCTTCATCTGCCGGTGCCGGTCGCAAAGTTTGAAACCGTGGTGGCAAAGCCGTCCGAAATTCAAAAGGAAATGGTGCAGGAACTGAGCAAACGTGCTGCAGAAATCCACTCCGGTGCAGTGGATGCCTCCGTGGACAATATGCTCTGCGTCACAAACGATGGGCGCAAAATCGGCTTGGACGTTCGCTTGATGAACCCCATGCTGCCAGATGATCCCAACAGCAAATTGAACGTATGCGTTCAAAATGTGTTGAAAATCTGGGAGGAGGGTAAAGAACAGAAGTTGACCCAACTTTTGTTCTGCGACCTCTCGACACCAAAGAACGATGGCAACTTTAATGTCTACGATGATATTCGCAAGAAATTGGTCGCCGCCGGGGTGCCGGAAAGTGAAGTTGAGTTCATCCACAATGCCGACACCGAAGCAAAAAAGGCCGCATTGTTCTCCAAAGTGCGCTCCGGCGATGTGCGGATTCTGCTCGGCAGCACCGCAAAAATGGGAGCCGGAACGAACGTCCAACAGCGGCTTGCGGCGGTGCATCACTTGGATGTCGGCTGGAAGCCCAGCGACATGACCCAGCGCAACGGACGCATTATCCGGCAGGGCAATATGAATAAGGAAGTCAAGGTGTTCAACTACGTCACAGAGGGAACTTTTGACAGCTACTTGTTCCAAACTTTGGAGAATAAATAGCGATTCATCAGCCAAATCATGACTTCAAAATCCCCGGTACGCTCTTGCGATGATGTGGACGAACAGGCTTTGTCTTATGCAGAGATCAAGGCACTGTGCGCCGGAAATCCGCTCATCAAGGAAAAGATGGATTTGGATGTGCAGGTGGCGAAACTGAAAGTGCTGAAAGCCGACCACCAAAGCCAGAAATTCCGCTTGCAAGACAAGCTGCTGACAAAATTCCCGGCTGACATTCAGGAAACGAACGCCCACATCGCCGGGCTGAAAGCGGACGCACAGCTTGCCGCCGCCCATCCGCAGGGCAAGGAGGAGTTTTGCGGCATGACCATCAAGGGCGTTGCCTACGACGAGAAAAAGACTGCCGGTGAGCGTCTGGTGCTTGCCTGCTCCGAGCTGCCCAACGCCGAGGAAAAAGTCATCGGTAGCTACCGGGGCTTTGAACTGTCCCTGCGGTTCGATGCTTTCCGCACGGAGTATCAGGCACTTTTGAAAGGACAGCGGAAGTACACGGTGCCCTTGGGCACCGACCCGCTGGGCAACATTATTCGTCTGGATAACTCCCTGAACAATTTCCCGGAGCGCATCACTGCCGCAGAGAACGAGCTGACCACCCTGCATCAGCAGCAGGCGGCGGCACAAATCGAAGTGGAGAAGCCCTTCCCGCAGGAGGAAGAGCTGGCAGAGAAGTCCGCACGGCTTGCAGAGCTGAACGCCCAGTTGGATGTGGACGAAAAAAGCCACGAGCCGGAACAGGAGGAACAGCCGGACGAGGATGCGCCTCGCCGCCCCTCGGTGCTGGCGGCGCTGGAAGAAAAAACGGACAAGCCGGAGCCGGTGAAGCCCTTCCGCAGTTATTACGACAAGGACGGTGATGCCCGGTGAGGGAAAAGCGGGACGAGATCATCATCCTGAGAACCACAAAAGCGGAGAAAAACCGCATCTATGAAAAGATGCTGGACATGGGCATCCGCAGCCTGAGTGCCTATATCCGCAAGATGGCACTGGACGGTTACTGCTTGTACCTCGACCTGAAGGAGCTGCGCCGCATGGCGTATCTGCTTCAAATGTGCAGCAACAACCTCAACCAGTACGCCAAACGTGCCAACGAGTGCGGCAAAGTCTACGCCGCCGACATGGAGGACCTGCGGCAGAGGCTGGATGAGCTGATCGACATTGGCAGAAAAATTCTCGCTCGGCTGGCAGAACTCTAAAATTTTTCCCCGCAGTTGGAGGGCTGCGGGGGTACATAAGGGGTGACATCCTTGCAAAGCAATCGTTGACACCTTTATAATAGGGACGAAAGGCAGGTGCTGGATATGAGGTTCGTTATCAAGATGATTGTTTTCCCGTTTTGGCTGCTTACGGTTTTCCTTGCACTGATGCTGAAATGGACGCTGAACCTGTCGGCAATCGTGCTGGCGTTGCCTATGCTGTATATTTTCGGCTGCGGCCTTTATACGCTGTACTGCCGGGAGTGGCTGCAATTTTTGATTCTGCTGGTGGCAGAGTTTGGCTGCTTCCTGCTCATCACCGCCGGAACAGTCATTGTAGAAGCCGTGGAATGGTTCAGTGGCTGGATTGCTGAATTATAAAATTTTTATGCCGCCATTGTGCGGCATTTTCTTTTTTGTAAGGGGGGTGATGGCACTGGCGGCAACACGGTTGATTGCGCTGCACAAGAACAAGGGCAAGTCGGTTGCGGCCTGCCTGAAAAGCCGCACGGACTATGCACAGAATCCTGACAAAACGAACAAGGGAGAGTTGGTCAGCAGCTATGAGTGCAGCCCCTTGACCGCAGACGAAGAATTTATGCTGTCCAAGCGGCAATACGACCTTGCCACCGGACGCAGACAGAAAAGCGATGTAATTGCTTATCAGATACGGCAGTCCTTTCGTCCGGGTGAGATCACCGCAGAGGAGGCTAACAAGGTAGGCTACGAACTGGCAATGCGCTTTACCAAGGGCAAGCACGCCTTTGTGGTGGCAACGCACACGGACCGGCAGCACATCCACAGTCATGTGATCTTCAACTCCACAGCGCTGGATGGCACCAGAAAGTTCCGGGATTTTTTCTTTTCGGCGTTGGCAGTGCAGCGGTTGAGTGACCTGATTTGCTTAGAGCACCAGTTGTCCGTCATTGAAAAGAAGCCCTACCGGGAGCGGCAGAAGCGCGTTCTCTATCCGCCGAAAGAAAGCAATCGTGCCCGCCTGTGCGGAATCATCGACACCATCCTTGCAGAAAAGCCGGAGGATTACGAAGCGTTTCTGCAAAAACTGGAGCAGCAAGGCTATGAGGTGAAGCGTGGCAAGTACACCTCCGTCAAGGGTGCACGGCAGAAACGTTTTATTCGGTTCCGCACTCTGGGCACCGGGTACAGTGAGGAGGAAATCAAGGCGGTGCTGGAGGGCAAGGCGAAACACCAGCCGTACCAGAAGCAGCCGCCGAAAGAACAGCCCTTCCAGTTGCTGGTGGATATTCAGGGAAAAATGGCACAGGGCAAAAGTGTCGGCTACAAAAAATGGGCAACGAAGTTCAACCTGAAAGAGATGTCCAAAACGCTGCTATTTTTACAGGAGCAGAAAATCGGCAGCGCCGAAGAACTGCGGGAAAGTGCAGCAGCGGCAACGGAACGCTATCATGCCATGGGCGATTCCATCAAGGCAGCAGAAGCAAGGCTGACAGAAATTGCTGTCCTGAAAACTCACATCATCAACTATGCTAAGACCCGTGAGGTGTACGCCGCTTATCGGAAAGCCGGGTACAGCAAGGCATTTCTGGAAGCTCACCGGGAGGAAATCACCCTGCACAAGGCGGCGAAAGCTGCCTTTGACGAGGCAGGGCTTCAAAAGCTGCCGAAGGTCAAGGCGTTGGATGCGGAGTTTACAGAACTGCTGACCAAAAAGAAAGCAGCCTACCCGGACTACCGCAAGGCACGGAATGAGATGCAGGAACTGGTTCGGGCACAGAAAAACGTAGAACGATTTTTTGCGGAGGAAAAGCCAGCACAGGAGAACGAGCAGGCTCGATAAGAACAAATTGCCGGGAGTTGACCGCAAGAGGTCGGCACCCGGCAATCTTTTTTCGTTGGTTCAATCTTTAACGGAATGGTTTATCTCTTTCGATTGTGTATGTTGGTGTAACCAACAGGTTTGCTGGTAACTCACTCCGTACTTCTCAATCGTGGCATGGTAGTCATTTCCATGCTCGATGCAGTAGCTGACAATTTCAATCCGTTCTTCGTATGTCGTAGTCCGTCCTTTGGTCATATAGATATCACTCCCTCGGTCTCTGCTGGGCCGTAATTCCTTATGACCATTATACATCTTAATCCAGTTTTGCAACTGTGTTCTTGATGAAATTCCGTACTTTTTACAGATTGCTGCGTGACTTCCTTCTCCGTTAAGGTAGGCTTGTACAGCAGATAGTTTTAGTTCCTTTGAATATCGTCGGTTCTCTGTACGCAAAAACCCGCTTTCCCCATAGGTTTCATATATTCTAACCCAATCCTGAAATGCCTGTTTGCTTACTCCTAACCGTTTCGCTTCTGCTCCCTGACTTGTTTCTCCCTGTTGATATCGCTTCACTGAATGGATGATCTCTTCTGGTGTCCGTTTTGACATAATAATGCTCCCCATAGTGTAGTCTCGAATTTTTGTTATTTCGAGTGTCTACTCTATGGGGAGCATATCAGCTGTGCAGGGGCTTGGCAAGCTGCAAGGCGCAAACGCAGCCATGAAAAACTTCATCCATAGCTAAAGCGCAAGCCGGGGCGAACGCCTCGGCTTGCTTTTTTATAAATTTCGTTTTTGCTTTTACTCAAAGAGGTTGCAAAAACTATCTCTCCGTGCTATAATGTCTACGAATATTAGAGAGGTGAGCATTATGAAGCACTATGAGAAGCTGCTGGAATTAGGCTGCTTCAGCAAAAACGATCTGGAGCAGATCACCGGCAGCGAAGCTGCGGCCAAATGGCTTTGCCGTGAGTATCAAAAGAAAGGATACATCGAGCGCGTAAAGCGGGATTTGTATGTTGCCATCAGTCTGGAAAACCAACAGCCCATTGCCAACCGCTATGTAATCGCCTCTCACATCAGTAACGATGCCGCTGTGTCGTATCACAGCGCGTTCGAGTTTTACGGTTACAGCAATCAGGTCTTTTACGAAACGCAAGTGACCAGCGAGAGCCGGTTCCGGGATTTTGAATACGACGGCGTGACATACCGGCGGATTGCTCCTCGCATTACTGGCGGTATCACCGAAATAAACGGCACCCGTGTCACAACGCTGGAGCGGACGGTGATTGATTCTGTCAATCTGTTTGAGAAAATCGGTGGGCTGGAAGAACTTTTGCGCTGCCTTGCGCTAATCCCCACGCTGGATGAAGCAACGCTTTTGGCCTGCCTTGCGGAGTATGAAAGCGGCTTCCTCTATCAAAAAACGGGCTATATCCTGTCCACCTTTGCAGGCGGTCTCGGCCTCTCGGATAGTTTTTTCGCCATGTGCAAATCGCACCTCCCGAAAGGAAAATCCTATTTATCAAGCGAGAGCCAAGGCTTCATCTGGCACGAGGAATGGAAGCTGTATGCACCGAAAAATCTGATGCACACGATAGATAAAGGGGTAACAGACTATGATGCAATTTGACAGAATGACTTTGGGCAAGAAAGCCCGTGAATTGGGCTTTGTCCGCGATACCTTTGAAAAGGTCTGCCGTCTGGCCGATGTGCTGGATTTTATTCAAAAGGATGTGCTACTTTCCAACGCGCTGGCGCTGAAAGGCGGAACGGCCATTAACCTGACTATCTTCAATTTGCCACGGCTGTCCGTTGACATCGACATGGACTTTTCTGAAAATGTTCCCCGTGAGGAAATGCTCGCAATAAGGAAGCAGATCAAAAGACAAAATAATGTATAATGCGCGGACATTTGATTCCTTTATTGAAATTGTTCTTGATGGAAAGCACTCCATTAATGATATC